GGCCTGTGGCCCACCATTTGCTGCGCGCTAGCGGCGCTGAGTACCGCCCACCTCAAGGCTGGCAGGGGCTTGGTGCGAAAGGCGGGACTCGAACCCGCACGGGGGTTACCCGTCAGAACCTAAATCTCCACGGTACTGACGTAACTACTTGATTGCATAGAGGATTGGACGGTTTTCTGTGCCAATACCTGTCGGTTGTGCCGTCGGTATCGGATGACTACTCTGTACCGGAGGCACATCCGATGCAACGAAGGCATCCAGCACGCTCGATGCGTTGTCCAGGTGACCGGGCATGTACTTCACGTAACGCTTCGTCACCTCGGCAGAACTGTGCCCAAGCCAGATGCGGATCTCGTCCAGGGACACCTTGCCGGACATCGCCAGCCTGGTTGCACAGGTATGGCGCAGCGTGTGCAGCGTGACCCCCTGGATGCCCGTCACCTTCATCAGCGCGACGAACGGGTCATGGGCATTGCGCGACGTCCAGGTGCCATGCAGCGGGTTGTCCAGCATCGCCAGCAGGGCCACTTCAGCACGCGCCGTCAGGGGCACCACGCGGCCCTTGTTGGACTTCGTCTGGCCCGCCTTGAGGTGTACCCGGTAGCGGCCATTGATGCCCTTGTGGAGGTGGTCACGGGTCACCTGTTCCAGTGCCTCACCGCAGCGCATGCCGGTGTCGATCAAGACGATGAAGAGGTTGTGCATGTACTGCCGGCGGGTGTTGCCCGGGGCGGTGTTGGCCGTGAACCAGTCCAGGCACAGCTTCTCCTCCTCCAGGGTTACGTACCGATCCTTCTCGTTGTGTTCGTCCCACTGCGGCATGTCCGGCATGACGAACCCGGGTTCCTTGCAGAACGTCAGGGCGACGTGGATGCAGGAGACGTAGCGGTTCTTCGTGGCCGGCTGCAAGTCCTTCGCGTTGACCGTGCCGACCTGGAGCGAGTCCAGGTGCTTCTTCAGGCGATCCTTGGTGATCGTATGCACGGGCCAGTGCCCAATCTCGCGGACGATCTTGCCGACGCGGGTGCGGTACTCGTGAGCCGACTTCGAAGTCGACCACTGCTCCGCCCATGCGTGACGCAGGCAGGCACCCAAGGTGTCCAGCCGGAGACCTTCAAGCTGCTGCGCGTCCTTCGGGAGGATGTCCACCAGGTGGGAGCGCATGATCTCCAACGCCCGTACCTGCGCCCTGGCGTGATCAGTCTCGTCGGTGGAGAGCCGCTGGCGGTCGCCGTTGGCGTCCTTGAAGTGGACGTATAGGACGCCCCCTGGCTTGCGTGGTTTCAGTTCCATGGTGATTGGTCTCTCACATGAGGCGGAAGATGCCGTAGCAGAAGATCGCTACGCCGATGACGCTGATGATGCCGACGTGGCCGGTTACGACCCCGAGGATGATGCCGCCGACGATGCATCCGTAGGCGAGGTAGTCAGGTGGTGATGTTGTGTTCACTGTGCGTATAGAGCCTTGAGGAAGCGCTTGACCAGGGCCGCGCCTTTCGGCTGCAGGCGGGCGGCTCGATGTGCGCCGTCCTTGGTCAGAAAAAACTCGGTGAGGTCGTGGGTTACGGTGAGGAGCTTGAGGGTGCGGCTGACTCCAGCTTGCGACGCTTCCATGCGCCGCTGGAGGGTGGTTGAATCAACCCCGTCTGGCCCCGCCTGCGCGACGCGGAGCAGCGCGATTATCTGCCGGAGCGATGCGTCGTCGCCGAACTGGCTGACCAGCACCTGGAGGGCGTTCAAGGTCTTGTTGATTTCGGTCATCTGCGTTTGCATTGACTTCCTTCCTTGTTGGTGAACGGACGGATAGGATAATCCGCCGCCGGAACACTACCACACTGATGTTCAAGTATCCGCCAACGGATTGACGGGTAAAGCGTGTTGCCTTCTCGTTGTGTACCAATGGTTCGACAGTAAGCACTTCGGTCTCCGTGGCGGTTGAGATTCTGATTTTCTGCGTGCCACGTCGCAGGAATCGAGATTGTCGGCTGTTCATAAAACTTGGTTCTGAACAGCGCGATACGGACGTCACATTTTCATCACCCCTGTCCGTGTTAGGGCTTTTGCTGACCTTACGCGTCACTTCCTGCCTGTGACTTTCTTCCTGTGTAAATAATTCACATATAGCCGCTGTGTTCCCCTTCCCTGGGAATCGATAGGCCGCACCTTCAGCTGGCAGGTGTTTCCTTGGAGGCCCAGGCCGTGAGCTGCTCCATGAAGCGCTGCGCCCTGCCCTCCTCCGCTGCAAGCGTCTCCATGCGGACAACGTGGTTGTCCTTGCCGTAGTAATCGCGCATGCCGTCGCACTCGCGGTACAGGATCGACAGGCCCGCCTTACCCGCGCACCACTCGCTGACCTGCACGTACACCTTGTTGCCGTGTAGGGTCACCTGACCGCTCACCGCCGGCCCGCCCTGGTTGCTCCGCACGTCGAACTTGGACAGGCCCAGCTCCTTGGCGAGCTTGTTCAGCCAGATGGTCGCCGAACGGTGGAACGTCTGCTTCTGGTTGGTGTCGCCGTAGGTGTAACCGCAGATGTGCTTGAGGTTGACCAGGGTGCGCGTGACGGGCGGCATTTTGGGTGCAGCCTTGGCCGGCTTGCGGTCGCCGATGGTGATGACCTGGAGTTGACCGCGGAGGTTCAACGCCTGGATCAGTGTGCGGGTGGTTGTCATGGTGGTCTCCTAGTGGTGGTAAAGTCCGCGACGTGCGCGGGTGGCGGAATTGGTAGACGTGCAGGATTTAGGTTCCTGTGCAGCAATGCGTGCGGGTTCGATTCCCGCCCCGCGCACCACTCACTGCTTGAGGGCGAACCGGTGCGCGTGGCAGTGAACCTTGCGCCCCGCGTCGTCGATGACTTCGACGTATGCAGGCCACACGAAGGGGCTTACGCCGTCGCTGCCCGCTTCCTCGTACCCGACCACGGTGTAGTCCTTGCCCAGGGTGAAGTCGTATCCGCGGGGGCCGCGACAGGTCACGACGTCGCCGGTGTTGAAGGTTTGCATGGTGGTCTCCTAGTGTGTTGGGGCGTGTTTGAGGTGTTCCGAAGGAATGCCCGCCTTGACAGGCATTCCGGCAGACAGCCTCAGGCGTGTTCGCGTACCAGCTTACGGAGGGCCGCTTCGCTGGAGCCTTGGAACGTCGAATAGTTGATGCCGCGAGAGCGCAGCCAACGCTTCATGCGCCGCCGCCGCGTTGCATCCTTGCGTGTCCGTTCGACCACGGCCCTATCGGGCGTCATGCCGAACCCATAGACGGGCTTCATGCCCACACCTTCGCCAACTGCTTAACGCACGCCTGGAAGGTCTCGTCGTCGTTCGCCCATTGCGTGCTGGAGATGATCGACAGGGCGAGCCGTGCATAACCTTCCGGCGTGTCTGGCGTATTCGGGTACATGCCGGAGTTCCGCATGTGTCGCGCCAGGTTGACCACGACGGTGGCCGTGTGGATGGTCTTGGGGAGTGACGTCCGGTGTTTGATCATTTCGTTCCCCAGTGGGTGGCCCGTTCGGTGGAGTCTAGGTGCTGCAGCATGCTTTCCATGATGTTGGTCTCTTATGTGAGAGGCGGCGCGTAGCCGAATCGGACAAGGTGTCCGGCACTACGCCCGCACGGCAGGCGTAGAACCTGAAGCCTTACAGCTCGTGACGTTCCCAGCGGCCAAACTGGTGGACGTAGAGATATTCCGCATCCGCATTACGCGCCGCATCGATCAGCGACACGATGCCCGTGAACGTTTCCGCCGGGTGCCTGTCGTCGCCGCGGTCGCGGTGATAGGCCACGCAGTAGCCCTTGACGGGAGTGTCGAAGGAGTGGCCCTCAGGCTTTCCCGTGGACTCCCCAAGGCGCGACAGGTCGCCCAGCTTCAGCAGCGCCGCACGCGCCTGCGGTGTGGCGTAATGCGTTTCCAGCGTGGGCAAATGCATGTCGCCGTCCTGGTGGCAATAGATGGAGGAGAACTTCAGCGAGGTGCGGTTCTGTACCGCGATATATGCACGGGTTGCCATGGTGGTTCCTTTGGGTGTGTTTGAGGTGATCGGAGGATGTCCGCCAGTGCCCACGCCTACGCATGGGCACCAGCTGAAACCCTCACGCCGCGGTGTCGACTACAAAGCCGCTGAAGTCTTTCCGTGCCTTGCCCTTCGCATACAGGCCGACCACCACGCCCGCCGGGTCTGTGAATCGGAGGTCTGTTTCATCGCCGCAAATGACCGCACGTCCCAGGAACGTTTCCGGCAGGTTTTTGGTGCGGAAGACCGCGGCGATGTTCATGCCCGCCGCCAGTGCCTTTTCAACGTGCGCCGTATACTCCGCCGTCGCCGCGCTATAACTGAAGGTCAACGCGTAATTGCCCAGGTGCGAAACCTTCCGGTTGCTTATTTTCGTGTAGTCATAAAACTGCACACCGCCAAAGCATTCGAAAATGCTCGGATACCATTCACCGGCAGGCGACTGGACAGGAATCAATTCCCACCGGATATCACTTGTACCGTTCAACCGCACGACGGGCACCAGGCCACGACGTGCCGCTTTCCGGATAAAGGCCGCAATCTCGGTGACCAACTGCGCCATAAACCCGGCCCGATCCCGGGCATAAAACTGCGTGCGGCGGATGCGGCAACGCTGGATTGCATTGTCCGGCAGCAGTTGCCCATCCTCCGCCGTGAAGGTCGCGTTGCCTGGAGCCATGCCGCCCCGCCCCGCCGTGTTAAGGCATCCCGCGATGCATCCGGCAATCTCCGCCATCGGGCACACATTCAGGCCGGAAGCTTTCCATGGGGCGAGATATAGCACCGCCGTCATGTAACCCTGTTTTTGTCCTTTGACCGTCTTGGCATTCGAATCGATGTTTAGCAGTTTCATGATTGGATTCCTATCCGATACCGGATTACGCGAAGATGCGGAGAGAGACGACGGCAGCTGCAACGCTTGCCGCGGCGGTCAATACGTGGCGGATATCGCCCCGGCGCTTGCGCTTCACTGCGCGGCGTGCGGCTTCCATTACCAGGGCATCCGGCACCGGCATCGATTCAACCGGGCGCACGTTGTGGAATGGATAGGCGTTGCGTGTAAAGTTGGTCATGTTGTTGGCCTCTCAGGTTGCCGGCGGCGGATTGCGTTCCGGCTTGGGAACAATCATCGCGACTGGATCGCCATCCGTCAACGGATATCACGCCGTAGCCGACGAACGGTAGTTTGAGACCGACGAACGGTCATTACCGGATGCGCTTCCCCTAACGGATAGCCTGCGGCGTGTCCTGCGGCGTCCCCTGGCGTCTTCCTAAGGCGTGACGCTGCGCGCCTCTACAGTGTCCCCATGCCCAGGCCTGCGGCTTGTCCAGGTATCGCCCTGCGGCGTCCTGGAGTCTTCCTATGGTGTCCCCTGCGGCGTGTCCTATGCCCAGGCCTGCGGCGTGCCCATGGTGTAGCGCGTGGCGTTGCCTATGGTGTCCCGTGAGGTGTCCCGGCTGGCATGCGTGACCAGGAAAAAAACAGATAGGGGAACAAAGGCGCGCAAACGGGCGAACATGCCCAGGTGCCTTGCCCATGCCCTACACGGTGTCCTGCGGCTTCCCTAAGGCGTCCTAAGGCGTCCTAAGGTGCCCTAAGGTCACCCAACATGCGCCCATATTGGCATGCAATCGGACTGTGATACTGATACGAACGCCTTATTAATCAATGACATGCACGCGAATGTGTGCCAGCGTGTGCCCTGCGGTGCCCAGGTGTGCGGGTTAAGGCGTGCCCTGCTGTGTCCTGGCGGTGCGATTGAGGTGCGGCGTGAGGTGCGACTGCGGGGCCGGGGCCATGGGGGTAATGGGTCGGTCACGATCTATCGACCCCCTTCGGAAAATTCTGCGGAAACCGCGGCCCACCTCAACTCCACCTCAGGTCATCCCCAGGCTCCGCACACAGGACAGCCCGAGGATCACTTCAGGATCCCCTGAGGCTGCAGGAGCGGCGATCCTAGCCCCGTCTGGCTACAGGCACGATAGACGGTGGCGCACAGGGGGCTTACACGGCTTCCTGTGCGTTCTATGCGGTTGTGGATATTGAGGCGGGAACGGATGGGGATCCTGAGGTGATCCTAAGGGGAAGGTAGGAGTAATGAATACCTAATACCTCACTACACCTCATAGGAAGACTGAGGTTTACCTCAGACCAGCATTGAGGGATACAGCATGCGCGCGTCATGCGCGAGTAGCACGAGAATGGTGATCCGTCAACGGATTGTTGATCAGCAGTGAGGAGCAGAGGTCGAATGGTCTAAGAGACCAATCCGCCACCACCCGACGTACTCCTCAGGATCTATTCTACCTACGTCGACCGACACCGCCAGCGACCCTGGCGAAGCTGTTGCCATGCTTCTTGACCAGGTGGCCCATGCCGAACCGCTCGTGGAACTTGTCGATCATGTCGGACAGCTCCTTGTCGCGATGCTCGGCCTCTGCCTTGTGACTGTCACGGGCCAGGGCATCCCTGAACCAGCGCACCGCGTGGGCCAAGGCATCGAGACGGTCGTCGTGACGTAGACAGTTGCGATCCTTGGTGATGCGGGTGAGCTGGTACAGCAGGGAGTACTTCTGTTCCTTCTCGTCACCGCCGGCTGCGGAGGTGTCCTGGCGGACTGCCGTCGCGTCGATCACCAGGCGATGCTGGTTCAGCACCGGCTCCAGGTCTTCGATGATGCGGCGTTCCTTCTGGCCGGTGGCTCGGATCTCTTCCATGGTGACCGGGTAGGTCTTCGCCATGACGGGTTCCAGGAGCTTCATGAACATGCCGTCGCCGAAGTTGGATTCGATCAGGACGTTGCTCACCTTGTACTTCTTCGCCACCTCGGCGAGGCCGTCGAGCGTCGCGTCGTCGTAGCCGGTGCGGAATCCGCCCCAGGCCTTGAGGAAGAGCGTGCCTTCCAACTGGAACACGACCACCCACGCGGTCTCGTCACCACCGCGGCCTGATGGATCCACGACCAGGAGTCGACCTTCGTAGTCCTTGAAGATCTCCGAGGTGTGCATCGGGCGGTACATGCGGTCGCCGCTGAAGCCCAGGTTGACGATGTCTTCCAGGCGCATGCGTGCGTCGCTTGACCAGACGTGCTTGATCGGCGCGGTGTCGTTGTCGACGTCGGTGACGATGAGGTCGGACTGCTTGAGCGGATACCGGTCGCTGTCGCTCAGGCTCGTGTCGAGCATGAACTGCAATGCGAAGCCGGAGCGCCCGTAGGAACCCTCACGCTCCGCCAGGTCGAGATCGCTGAAGCGCGTCGGCTCGGTGGACTTGCCGACCAGCGAGGGGTCAGCCTCAAGTTCCCTGAGGATGTCCGGGGCCAGGGCACCGTCGTACTTGTTGACGTCCTTGGGATACCTCACGGGCCACACGCGGCACTCGTAACCACGCTCGCGGACTTTCTTGTAGATCGACTGCTCGGTCTGTGGGGTGCCCAGGTAGATGATGTCGAAGCCTTCGGGCACGACGAGCGCGTCGTATTCCTTGATCAGCTCCGCCAAGCGTTCCCGCATGGTTTCCGTGAGGGAGTTCTTGGGCACCTCGACGTCGTCGGAGATCAGGATGGTGGCGCGACCGCCGGTCAGCTGGCCGGTGATACCGACACAGGACACAGACGGCGTGGGGTGAGCGTCAGCGGGGCCGACATCGAACGCCGTGGTGGCGTCACGCTGGCCTGACCTGGAGCGCAGGAACTTCAGCTCCTCGATCTCGCTGATCAATCGCTTGATGAAGACGGCGTTTTCGAGCGCCTTGTCCTCATTCGCGGAGACGATCTTCACTCGTTCGTTGGGGTTGCGGTACAGACGCCACAGCGCATAGGCGCAAGTGATCCACGTCTTGGCCGCGCCGCGCCATGCCTGCACCATGCGGCGTCGATTACCGGTCGCCACGAAGTGGGCGATGGCGAGCTGGCGCTTGGTCGGGCTGGGCAGCTTCAGGTGCCGCCAGATGAACCACAGGAAATACCTGAAGTCGTCATGGAGCTTCTTTTCGGATTCCGTGCGGATCCATTCGGGGTAGGTCTTGTCGGTCACGTATAGGTATCCGGAAACGGATTGTGCGGCCCAGGACGGGCCACGCAGAGAGGGGGTCGCTACGGTGGTAGCGGAGGAGGCCTTCCGTGGCCTCTAGGGGCGTTCCTTGCGTTAGCGCTTCTTGCGCTTCACGGGCACTTTGGGTGTCCGTAGGGAGAACGTGCGGTACTCCGCTCGGGAGAACCAGTCGTACTTGGCCGCGGCCTTGAAGGCGTCCTTGACGGTGCCTCCTGCAGACAGCGCGCCCAGGGCGTACTTCGCGCCGGAGCCGACTGCGAAGAAGGGTTCGGTGAACGGGCCGGCAAGCGGCTTGTCATCGACCCAGTAGAAGTAGCCGGGGACACCAGGCTTGACCACCAGGCCGTAGAAGTCACCGCCGTCGACGCACTGCTCGCCCGCGTTGTACGCGTTGAGTGCTTCCACGCCGGCACCTAAGGTGGCCGAGGTGGCTCCGATCATCGATCCATCGTTGGCGTACAGCACCTTGTTCTTCGCACCAGGAGTCGGACTTCCGCCCTCGCCTCCCCATGCGCGAGTGTCTGCGTACAGATTGCCGTCCTTGAAGATCACCAGGCTCATGTCGAACCTGCCGATCCGCGACCGCGGTTGCAGAACCCGGTGCCCGTGAGGACGAACCCGGGTGCGCCGATCTGCTGCTCGACAGCGCCACCGCATTTACTGCAAGCGGGCTGCGGGGGATTCGACAGCTTGTAGAGGATCTCGCGAACGTCGCCACATTGGATGCACTTGAAGTCAGCGATGGGCATGTCAGTTACCTGCAGCCCAGGCGTTGAACGTCGAGCCGGTGTTCGCGCTCACGTTGAGGCGCACCAACGGAGCCGCGGGGATGAGTTCGACGAACTGACCGATAGCGGTGCGGGAGGTGCCGACGTTGAACCACGGCCCATTCTGGTCGAACGCGATCTGGAACTGGCAAGTGCGCGCCGTACCGCCGGCGATATCCACGCCGACTGTGATCTGGGTGCCGCGGCAGTCGTCCCGCGGGACGGTAACGTACTGCGTCGCGGTCGCCGTGGCATGGGCGTTCGCGATTTTGCTGATGAACATTAGTGGGGTACTCCAGTGGTCATGTCTTCGGGGCCGAAGTCGGGCATGTGTGCAGCCAGGGTGTCTTTGACTTCCCTGCTGCGTGCGGGGGAATCGATGCCGTTCTCTTTCAGCATCTTGATGGCCTGAGCCAGGAGCGCCGGAGGAACCGGCAGCTTCTGATCGCGGTAGGACTTGATCTCCTCCTTCAACGTTTCGACGGCCAGGAGATGCAGCTCGTCGAAGAGGTCTTCACTTGCGCGGCTCACTTGTCCACCTCACGATCCAGACGGTCTTGCAAGACGGTCATCTTGGTGTTGGCTTCGGTGAGCTGGTCGGAGAGCTTGTCGATCTTCTGCAAGCTCGTCTCGACCTGTTCCAGGCGTTGATCCTGGACGGCGTTGGTGCTGGTGGACTTGATGATCGCGCCGGATCCAGCGAGCGTCGCCGCAGTTACGATTCCGATCATCAGCTTGGTGCCGATGGCGGCGATGGCTTCGGTTTTCATGGAGTGTTATTTCTCAGTGTCCCGGTCACGCAGGCGAACCCACGCCACGAAGGCAGCGACCAGCGCTGCGACGGCGAATACGATGACGTCCATCATTCGACGGACAACGAGATGTCGTAGATCGTGCCGAGGATGTACTCAGCGGCCTCGGCTTTCGTGAGCAGCAGGGTCAGCTGCGAGGTGCCCAGGAGGGACGGTGAGGTGCCTCCGGCAACATCGTTGAATACCAGGCGCTGCGTGCGGTCGGTCGGGAGGTCGTTGAGGGACTCGTTGGACTGCAGTGAGGTGTACTTGAGTTGCATCAGGTTTCCTTGGAGATGGTGACCGGGATGTCGATGGTCGAAGTGAAGGTTCCATCAGACACCGTGCAGCGGGCGGTGCCCGTGCGTTCGGTGCCGGTGGTGATGCGGAACGTGGTGGTGGCGCTTGAGGCCGCGTCGATGGTTATGTCGGTGCCTCCTGAGGCCCACGTCCATGCATAGGTCTTCGTTGCGCCGGAGCCGCCTGTCGCTGTGCAAGTGACAGAAGGTGTGACCACGGGGTAGCTCGTGCTGACCCCTGAAACCACGCTTCGATTGAGCGACAACACCATCGCCAGCTTCTGCACCCACGTTCCGCCGGAGCGCACGAGGAGAGAAGTGGCGTCAACCATTGAGGCACCCACACGTTTCTTCGGCGTCGCGGAGACCCACGCGCCGGATACTCGTTTGTAGAAGGCCATGTCATGGAATCCAGATGTCGCCGTCCGCAGCCTTCGCGCCGGGATCGGAGCCGCCCACGAAGATGCGCGGTGCGCGTACCCAAGCGGCACTGTCTGCGGTCAACTGTTGGTGACCGGAGGTGGTGTAGAAGAACCCGTTGGCTTGGATGCCCCCATAGTTGCCGGTGAGAGTTGCGCCGTTGGCGTTCGTAGGCGTGAGACTGGTGCCTCGTACCTGACCGTCAACAGCCAGATCGGCTCCCGGGAGGACGTACTTGGTGTTATCGAAGTACAGGTACTTGTTCTGTGCGGCATTGAGGAATATCACGCCGGTTCCGTCACCGCGTGATGCAGTGATGTCCCGGCCAACGATGTTGCCGGCGTTGATGGCACCCACGATTATGTCGGCAGTCCATGCGCCCCACGTTCCACCGGTCTTGTGGCGTCGCCACCGAGCGCCATCGGCGTTCCCGGTGAACACCCACACTTCCTGTTGCAGCCAGTCAGCGTTGTGTCTGGTGACCTTTCCCATCACCCAGCTGCCGGCAAAAGCTGCTGGAGCGTTAAGACCACCGGAAGCCATGTACCAGCCATTGTTCACCGCGTTGTTCCAGTCGGTGATTGTTTCCGCGACCTCGCGGACTTCCGGGCGATAAGGCTGATAGTTCGCGGGATTGAAGTTGCCGCTCGTCCAGATACCACCAGCCGCGTTCAAGTACGACGTGCCGGCAGCGTGGTTGAACTCAAAGACACCGGAGGGGTTGTACCAGATATAGCCGGAGCCACTGCCGAGGCGCAGGACGCCAGAGGCCGCGTTACCTGCGTACCCTTGAATCCGAATCTCGCCACCCGTGAACTGCGGTGCCGCCGTGGTCAGAACGACAGGATCAGTAATCCCGTATCCACCCAACGTCGTCGGCTTGCCGCTCGTGATGTCGGCCCATGCATGCGTATGCGCGGACGGAGTGAACGTCGTCGGCTTCCCCGAAAGTTCACCCCAAGTCACCGTAGTGGACTGCAGTCGATACCGCGCATCCGCCGCGGTCTTCGTGTAGAAGTTCGCAGGATCGAACGTAGCAGCGGCAGCAGCGGCGGTCTGAGCAGCAACACGCGCAGCATCAGCAGCGACGCGGTCGGCTTCGACCTCAATCGCCGCCGCAAGTACCGCAGCTTCCTTTGTGGTGACACTCGACGCGGCAGCTTCCGCCTGGTTCTTGTAGACCAGAGCGTTCGCCGCATGCGTGCCGGCGGTGGAAGCGTAGGTGGACGCGAGGTCGCGAGCTGCAATCGCAGCATCACGGTAGCTCAGGGTCACCGCCTGTGCAGCCAAGGCGTCCACACGGGCACCTGAGGCCACCAGAGACGCTGCAAGAGCGTCCGCGGCGTGCGCTTCAGCGCTGCCCACGGTGCCCGCGACGGTGCCTTCCATGGCTGCAGGGCAAGCGACGTAGTAGGTGGTGCCTGAGGAGTCCGTGAGGGGGTACTTCCCGTCGCCGTTGGGGCCACCGGTGGGCGAACCCGCGAGCCAATCTTTCAACTGGCCCATGTAGATTCGCCAGTTGTCGATGAGACTCGACATCTGGTTCGCCAAGGCGGCGGGAGTTGGTGCAGTCACGGTTATTCCTCAGTGATGACGGCCCCTGCTTCTTGATTCGGGGTGCCAGTGATGGTTGACATGCCGGTGCGGCTCGACACTTCCACTCGATAGGTGAACTCGTTGGTGCCGGCGAGCGTGTCGGTGTACGTCCACGACCCCGTGGCAATCTCGTTGACCGCCCACGCGCCACCCTCAAACGAACTTTCCTTCACCGCAGTGGCCGTGTAGGTCGCGAGCAGTGTTTCGGTGCCGTTGTAGGTGCGATAGAGCTTCACCGTGGCGGTGCCGCCGGTGCCGTTGCCGATAGACGTCGGGTTGTTCGGGCGAGCGTGTCGATAGACGTACGAGACGACGATGACTTTGGTGTTGCCGTTGGTGGCGAAAGGTCCGATGACGGCGCTCGTGGGGACCGTTGAGGTGGTCGTGCGGGCGGCGTTGTAAAGCGTGCCGGCGCGGAGCGAGCCTCCGAAGTACGCGCTGCCGTTCGTACCGACGTAGGTGATTGCATTCGCCTTCGTGCAGGAAGAGATGGGCATCTTCAGGCCGAACCACTCGATGAGGTCGGAGTTGGCACCGAAGCCGACGCCAAGCACCTTCATGTGCGTGCCGGTGTCCAACACGATGCGTCCGTTCGTGTCGTTGATGTTCCACTGCGACTGGATTGCACCGCCGGTGATTTTGTCGACCACCAGATTGCGGATGTACGCGGTGTTCATGTAGACGCCGCCGGCATCAGCAGCGAACGGGACAGTCGGCGCTTGGCCGGGAGTCACGAGCGCGAACTTGTTGGCGAGGATGATGAACTCGGAGGAACCGCCTGAGTTGTAGAGGCCATAGCCCGAGACGTATCCGTTGACGTCCGTCTTCACGACGTAGGACGCCTTCAGTCCGTCGACCACGGAACCTACGGTACTCAGCGATGCCTGGTTATTGTTGACTTGCGTCTGCAGCGTGGTGCGTGCAGTTGCCTCGGCGCTGTCAGCAGCGGCGCGTACCGTCTGCTCCGTCAGGATGAGGGCGCGTGCTTCGTTCACCTGTGCGAGCAAGCCGTCGATGCGGGTGCCCAGAGCGGTGTCGGCGGTGGCGCGTGCAGTCTGCTCGCTGGTGATGAGGCCTTCAGCGGTTCCCACGCGGGCCGTGACGTTGCTCAGGTTCGTGGCGACAGCGGAGATGGCGGTCGTGCGTGCCGTCTGCTCATTCGCGATGGCCGCAGCGTTGTTGCCGAGGCTCGTGCTGATGGCAGCGAGACGCGACCCCAAGGACTCCGTGGGTGACACCTTGACCTTCGCGAGGTCGATGATGAAGGACAGCGCGTCGCCACTCTTCGCACCAATCAGGTTGATGCTGGAGGCAAGCGCGTTGTCGCCCTCGATGCGTGCGGCCTGCTCGTTCTGCAGGAACGTGGTGATGGACTCACCGTCCACGCTCGCCAGTGCGTCGATGATTTCCTCGACGGTGTCCAGACGGATGCGTTGAGCGTTGACCGTGGCGGCGTTGAGGTCGATGTCGGTGATGCGCTGCTGCAGGATTGCCAGCAACTCGCTGCTCAGGATTTCCTGAGTGACTTTGTCGAGGACTGAGCCGGCGCTGTCGCCACCACCAGACCACAGCCTGTCGAGAGAACCGTCGACGAGCGCTTCGTAGTAGTCGCGCATCTCCTGAGAGATGTAGAGGTTCTGCAGGACGGCGAGGTTGAGTTCGTCTTCGGTGAGACGCGAGCCGTTGTTGAAGCGGACCAGAGGTTCGTCGACAGGAGTCCTGCGGAAAATCTCAAGGGTTCCTGAGGGCGCTTCGTTGAACTCAATCTGGGTGTCGTTGACCCAAGTGTAGTTGAGTGGATTCAGCTGCAGCGTGTTGTTGACCGAAAAGAAAACGTGCGTGCGGCTGATGTAGGGGAAGGGAACAGTGAACAGACGGGTCGAGCCGTCGAGCGGGATTGCAACTCGGCTGGTCATTGGTGCCTCAATAGGAGAAAAGGAAAGGGGGCCGAAGCCCCCTTTGTGTCAAATACCCAAGTCAATCGAATCGGGGTCTGGGTCGTCGTGCTTGTCTGGCAAGTCGGCGGTGAGCGCTTCAATCGCAGGGGCCACGAGGATGTGGTTGCCGAACGGGATGAGCGCCTGCCATGCCTTGGCGGTGCCTTTGGTGAACTGGCGGTCTTCGCGGACCATCGCTTGGATGGTGCCGCCCGCAGCCGTGCCGAACGCAGCCGTCCACGAGGCCAGAGGGATACCGGCGAGGATGCCGCTGCTGATACCGGAGTTGCGGGTATCGAACATCTTCGTGCCCAGCGTCAGGTTGGTCAGAGAGTCGGTGACGTCAGGGAGGACGGACGCGATGCCGGCGTTGCGGAGCATTGCTGCGCCGATACGCTTGTTCGTCAACGTACGTTCCCTGTACTCCTCCATCTTCTCCGGGTCTGCGCCGGACATTTCCATGCCCTGCAGCACCATCTCGTGACGCAGCTTCCACACACCAGCGGCGAGCGTCATCTGCATGAGGACTCGACTGATGGTTTCGGCGTCACGCTCGGCGACGCCACGCAGCGTCTGCTTCGTCCAAGCCGTGAGGCCGAACGTGCGGAACTGCGAGATGACCTTGCCCATGCCCTTGTGCTGGAACAGGAACGAGTCACCGAGGTCGGTGGCCTGCACGTTCTTCCGCGACTCACGAGTCACCGCGTACAGCAGTGCATCCTTGGCGTCGAGGTCGTCCCACACCTGGTAATTAGCCAGCTCGATTTTCTTACCGAACTCGCCGTCGACTTCCGTGGTGTGCTTCTTGAACTGTGCAGCGATGCGCTCACGCATCTCCTTGCTCAGGCCGAGGCTCGCGTAACGCGCCTCACTGAAGCCATCCTTGCCACGCAGCACGTCATTCTTGATGCGGTACAGGACGTTGCGGGTAGCCATACGCTGTGCAGCCGAGTTGATACCTGCCAAGCCGGAGCCTGCAGTCACACCTCGGGACACCACACGGGCACCATGGCCCACCTTGGCGAAACCTGCGGACACCTTCTGTCCGAAGCCTTTGCCGCCGGCCAGCTCCTGCGCGTACTCCTCAGCGATGTCGTAGGACGAGAACACCTGATTGCTCAGGAAGTCCGTGCCTTCGCCGAAGGTCTCTTCAATCTCACGCCAGTCGAGCGATGCCATGCGACCATCGGCACTGCGCTTCCACATTGCGCCGAACACGTCGCCTCCGAAGAAGGACTTGGCGGTCAACTGGAAGTTACCGTAGGAGACCAAAGTGGCGAGGTCGGGGATGTTGGACAGACCGACGTTCTCCATCTGCGATGCGTAGGTGACATCGCGGCCAGTGCGGCCCAGCTCGGTCCAGAGTGAGGAGTCCTCAAGTGGACGTGCGGTGATGATGTCGTACGCGGCGTTCGCCATCTTGCGGACGGACTCCAGCTGTGCCGGGTCGTTCTCCAGCTCACGTTCAACACGACGCATGCGGGTGTTGAAGTCAGCGCGTCCCTTGATGCCCACCTTCGCCAGAGCGATGTGGCCGGACATGGTGCGGGAGTAGCGACCGAACAGTGCCTCGACGTTGTTCTCAAACAGCTGGCTCATCTTCACTTCGATGGTGCTGCCGTCGTTGGCCTTGATGTCACGCAGGCGCATGCTGAAGTTCTCGTCGAACTGCACACGACGCTTGGCGTGGCGGAAGCCGCCCTCTCCTGCATCAGGACTCTTCAGCTTCTCAGCCGCGAACTTGGCGACCACCTCTTCGACCTCGTCTGAACCCATCCCGGTCTCGCCCAGGAATTGGCGAAGGAAGGAGGCATCGTCGAATGACATGCCTTGCATCAGACCGATGTCGTTGCCGACGCGGAGGTTCCGCATGCGGGTGATGTAGCCGTTGCCCATACGCAGGGCCAGCTTGTCGTCCAACTCGGGGTACGTCTGTTGAATCGCCTTGGACACGAGCTTGCCCAGCTCCTCGTAGCTCACCTTCTCGCTCAGTGAATGCAGCGCGTGGAAGTCGAACACTCGGGGCAGGTAGTTGTCGTTAATTTGGACGTTGTCGAAGCCGGGAACACCCGACTCCTTCGCGTCCTTCAGGAACTCAGCGAAGACGGTACGCACACGAGCGACTGCGGAGTTCACCGCTGCGCTGTCGGTAGCCTCACCACGGATGGCGAGACCCAGCTGCCGCATGAATTGCTCACGCGGTGCGCGGCGCTGCAGCCAGCCGTAGCCGATGCCGCGTTCCTTCAGCCACGCCTTGTAGGCGGGATTGATGGCGGCGTTGAACTTGCCGGCGGATGCACGCAGCGTGGTCGTCATGATTTCAGACGCACCGATTGCGGATACACCGTCGCCGACTTGGCCCAGTGGATTGCCCACCATGATGCCCAGCTCGTTGCGAACCACAGCGTTGTCGCTGCCACGCAGCACGCCAGAGAACGTACCGGTGTTCATCACCTTCAGTGCGCCCGACAGTTTCATCTGGCCCACCTCAGCACCACTTGAAGTCCCCTCCAGTGACGGATGGAGACCAGCGTCGAAGCCGACCGTGCGCGCAGCGGACAGAGTGTCCTCACCGAATGCCGGAGCGAATCCCTTCGACTCAAGGTCTTGCATGCGGAGGTCTGCAGCGGACTGTAGCTTGTCCAGTCCGTCGAGCTTGTCGAGGTCTGCAGCTTTGCCTGCGGTGGACTTGAGGTAGCTCAAGGTGTCCGTGCGGTTTACTGCGGCGTCGTCGAGCAGCTGCTTGGCTTGCTTACGCAGGCCCAGAGCTTCGGCCAGTTGCTTGCCCTCGGCTTCCAACGCACCGCCCTTGTTGAGGTCGCGGATGCGCTTCAGCTCGGCACCAGCGATGGTGGCCTTGTCGTTCGCAGCGAGGCGCGGCTGAATCTCACCGAGGCGAGTCTTCGCTTCGTACCGGCGACGACCACGGGCATCCCGCGCTTCGTCGAGTTGACGCTGCAGGTTTGCCTTGTCGATGTCCATCACGCTGTCGACCGAGGACTCGCGCAGCTTCGTGCGGGCCTTCGTGTCTGCGACTTCCTTGCCCAGCTTGGCGACGTCTTCCTCGTACATGAACTGCAGGCGACGCGCCCGGATGTTCGGGAGGTCGGCGATGCTTGCCTTCAGCGAGTCCACCAGCTTGGCCGCTTCACCCGCCGGGGTCTTGTGACCACCAGCAAGCTCACGCTCCAAGTCCGCAGCCTCGCGTTGCAGCTTGCGTACCTCACCACTCTTCAAGGCACCTGAGGCGTCCTTGGACAGGCCTTCCTGCCGTGCGAGTATCTCTTCAATCTCCTTGATGCGGGCTTCAGCAGCTGCGTCGTCAGCGCCTTCCAGTGCGGCCTGAGCGCGGGTCTCGGCTCGGGATGCGCCGGCAGCGTTCACAGCGCCTTCCACATTCCAGCCGCCCTTCTGGGCACGTCTGGTCCAGTTGGCGACAGCCTCTGCTTTCGTCTTGCCCCGCAGGTAGGGGTTTGCCTCCAACGCAGCCGGCGACAGGATGTCGTCCATCTTCGTGTCGGCGGATGCGAGCGCGAACACCCTGCCCCTTTTAGGGCCGAAGTGGTGCATCGCGTACATCGTGTAAACGTTGACCGGAGCGTTTGCCTTACGCAGTATCGCTTCGTTGTCTCGGTTGAGGGCTGCGACCATCTCGCCCGACTTCTGCGGGTCTTTGCGTAGCTCCAGCAGCTGTTCTTCGGACAGCCCCTTGGCCCATGCGGGCTTCTCTTTGGCAACGATGCCTAGCCACGTCTCGCGAATGAACTGGTCGACGCCAGTTGCAGACGAGGTCGTCGCCTTCGCGTCGGCGCGGCCCCCCGATTCCAGGATGTGGCGCATCTGCTGGTAGCCGGCCAAGTCACCATCGCGTTCTACGATGAAACCTGCGGCGCGACCCACGGCGTTGTCCACGTCTGCGCGTGCAGCGTTGACGTCGGCCAGTGCGGAGACAATCTCGGTGCGCTTCGCGTCCACCTGTGCGGCGAACTCAGCGGTCTCCAGCTTGCCGCGTTCAACAGCAGCCATGCGGCCAACCTGCGCGGCTTCACCACGGGTCATGACCTTGGTGATGCCTGCGCCCAGCGCGGTGCCGGCGACAGCGGCGATTGCCACGTCGTATTCGTCGCGGGTCACGTCGCCCTGCACCAGCACGGTTTCGATTGCAGCAGACTCAGCGCCGGTCAGTAGGCCGGTCCTCACGGCACCAGAGGATTTACTGGCGGCGGTCGCGAGGTCGGTCAGTGCGGTGACTGAGGTGCGTTGCTCGGCGAGCGTGGTTGCACGCCTCATGGTCGAGACGATGCGGTCAGCTTTGGTTGCGACGCTGGAACCGCCGGAGACGACAGCCAAGCCGATGTTGAGCGGGTCAGCCATTTCGACGACCAGCTTAGGAGCCAGACCCCAACCAGCCTCTCCCGTCTCCCTTTCCTTTGCCAGCCTTTCCTGCGCGTCATTCGCGAGGTAGAACAGATGGGTCTTCGACTTGGCTGCGTCCGCAATCCGTTCGCGGGTGTCCTCGTCGAGGCCTTCCATCAAGTATTCGTACTCCTCTTCGGAGACGTCGTCGCCCAAGGTCCAGTCCGGCTTAAACTCGATGCCCCCCTGAGCCATGATGTTGGCAACGGCATACGGCGTCCACGTCAATTCAGCGACGGTCTTCGCGTGGCCGAATTGCTTTGCACCTTCTTCAACATAGGCGGAGGCTGCGGAGGCCACGGCGTCGAGGATGTTGCCTTCCTTCGCTTTCGCGACGGCGGGGGCAAATGCATCAGCGACGCTCGGGGCTTCCGCAGGTGCAGCACGGGTGGCCGGAAGTGACTCTGGGGTCACCGCATTGGACTTGCGGAGGCGCAGTGCCTTCAAGTCCTCAAGAGTCAGTTCACGGTCAGCCATGAGGCTCCTTTACATTTTCGGTTGGATGGAGATGTCGCGTCCGAACGCCTTGTCTTCAAGACGACGGTACTGGTAGCGACGGAGGTTCTGAGCTTCGCGGTTCGCTTCAACGTCCCTGCGGTAACCCGAGGGGTCACGAGCGAGTGCAACGTCAATCAGTTCTTGCATGTTGAAGCGTTCGTCGTTGATGGGCAGGCCATCGGAGCCGGCGTAGTACGCCGTGATGCCGCGACCGTTCACACCGAACTCGACCTTCATGGTCGCGTTGCTCGGCGATGGGTCACCAGCCTCCGTCGCTGCCATCTGGGCCAGCTTGGAGAATGATTCAACAGCGACCGCAGCTGCAGCGGAGTCATACTCAGTCGACTCAGGCAGTGCGTACACCACACCGTCCACCTTCACCGCGTAATGGGTCTCGTTGAAGCGGCGGTTCGCCATCTCAGCGGCCTTCTGCGGCGGGATGTCATAGGTGGCGTACAGGTCCGTCAGTTCGGACAGGCGGGTTTTCACCATGCCGACGTTGCCGAGAGCCTTCGTGTCCGCGTCACGCCACGCATTGAGAACCTCGCGCTCCTGGTTCATGACCAGCTTCTGCGCCTTCTCGCGATTCTCCTGCACGAACTTACGCTGTGCCGGGTCAGCTGCGCGTTGCAGCGTCGCCATAATCTGCTCAGGCTTCTGTCCTGCACGCTGCGCGGTGAGCGCCAGCTCCATCTGCGCTTCCGACTCAGGCGTCATGTACCACGAGGCCTGTCCATGCGCCTTGACGCTTGCGTACAACGGCAGGCGTTCCAGCACGGTCTCGCCCATGGCGGGATTGAACTCGCTGAGGTAGGACTTCAGGGCCGTTGAGGGGAGCCTGAAGTGAGCGCCGACGCGCATGATTTCTTCCAACTCACGAGCGTTCGCCGGGTCTGCCAGCGCCTTGCCGTTGAGTGGAACCTGCTTGCCGGTCTTCTGGCCGAGTCCAATCAGCGCCTGCTCATACGAGAGGTCGGTGTAGTATTGCGCTTCCTTCATGCTGGACACGCCGCCCTTCACACCATAGGTGTCAAGCCACGAGCGACCGCCGACGGACTTCAGTGCAGCACGCTTCTCAGCTTCATCGCTGCGCTTCTTGTCGACCTTGGCCTTCTCGGCCAACGCTTTGTTGCGGAAGGCATTCACTTGGGTGTCCGTGAAGCCCCTTGAGGTGACGCCTTCCTGCAGCAAGTCTTCGATAGGGAGACCCTGCGTGATGCGGTCTTCAATGCCGAAGATGAACTGCGCGTTGTCCCATTCACGGGCCGGTGCTTCAACTTCGTACTTGTGCTTCTTGATTCGCTCGCGAGCCAGCTCGATGCGTGCCTTGTTCCGCAGTGAGCGGAAGGGCGAATCGATGGTCTGGCCGTCTTCGGTGATGACCTTGTCCGGCAGCAGCGATAGGATGGACTCGTCGTTCTCTGCTTCCGCACGTTGGGCAATCATCTCGCCGTACAGCGCAGCAGCTTCGGTGCGACCGAGGACACCGGCGGCGTCATTGATGATGAGCTGCGCGTCGATGTCACCGCCTTCGACGGCGCGTGCAACCTGCACCTCCATCGCCGAGATGACTTCCTGACGATTCTGCTCGCGATTCTCCACGGTCTTGCGACCGGTGAAACGCTCAAGCGCGTCGGCGTACATCTCGTGGATGGCGCGGCGTGCCTTGGGGTCCGCAGCAAGCGGGCCAAGTTCCGTCTGCGCCTGCGCGTCAAACCACGCAGCAGCTTCTTCGACGGTGGCGTCGAACGGGAGTTCCTTCGCAGCACGCTCGTCAATTTCGCGGAGCGCCGATGCGGCTTCGGTGGTGACCTTCGCGTTGAAGACGCCATCGGCGTACTTCTCCTGACGGTTCACTCGTTCCTGGTCTACCTTGTTCAAGCGCTGGTCGGCGACGCCCTGAGCCAATGCTTCGGCATCGTCCTTCTGCTTCTTCTCCTTCAACAGCGGCGCAGCCGTGCCGAGGAGTGCGTTCTGCAGCTGTGCCCACCCCTGCGATGCAGGAGCAACGCTGACATCCATGGGCGCAACTACGTCGAGACCGCCGGTGTTCGTTGGAGTTTCGACCTGCACACGGCGCTTGGTTGCCGTGACTTGTTTGCGTGCCATGGATGTTTCCTTTGGTTAGATGGGACCGCCGACGCCTTTGCCGATGGTCGCGGAGCCAGTTACGGGCTTCACGGTCTGCGTGCCCGAGGGCATCGTCCCGCCAGCGCCGAAGTAACCGGACGCGCCGGCCATCGTTGCGTCGAGTGCAATGCCGAGGCCAGTCTTGTACTGGATACGCGACAGGCTGGACTTGTAGTCGGCCTTCCGCGCTGCTTGTTTGTTGTGCATGTTCTTGGTGACGATGCCGGCCTGCATGTCTGCCTGCGCGGAGAAGTCGGTCAGCTGTGCGAGGAACGAACCGGAAGCCAAGTTGATACCGGCCTCGGATGCGGTTGCACGAGCGGACGCACGAGCGCGGCGCACAGCGCGGGCACGTTCGTTCATCTCGGCACTGGCAGCGTCAGAGATTTCCTCGGCGCGTACCTTGTTCTGCTCGTTGATGGCGGTCTCTTGCCGCTTCAACGCCTTGTTGTTTTCTACGTTCTGGGCGACCGATACAACGGCCATGACGCCCATCACGATGAGTGCGGGATTGCACATGAGTTACAGCTCCTTGAAGAAGGGGATGAAGAGTTCCCCCTTCGCACCGTAGGGTTCCGGTTCACAGAACTTGAAGCCACACCACTCAAGCCATCGAATGGACAGCGAGTTGTCGGGGTGGACGTAGTTCTCTAGGAGCGGGAATCGTTTGTTGAAGTCGTTGATGACACGACGCGAGTTGCGGAGGAACCACTTGTTCTCTTTCGCCACAAGCTCGCTGCCAATCATCCACGGACAGCCAACGCCTTCGGCGTCAGCATCCGGTGCGACACCGAAGACCGCAGCTACCTGCCCATTGCACATCCACGCATAGCACTCCGTGGACAGGCAGTAGGACATGAGCAGTGCGGTCTTCGTGTCCATCAGAAGCGCAGCTTCCATTTCAATCAGGTCTGCCCCGCGTACGCGGTTGCACAACTCTTCGACGTGTTCAAGCGTCGCGGGGACAATCTGATTCATGCAAACCTTGACCTCTTTTGCCAGAAGAACTCGACTTCCGCCGAGGTGAACCAAGCTCCCAAGTGGGAGTCGTTGGAGATGGAGATGACAGCGTCGCCGGCATTGCCGTAAACCTGGAACGAGTACGCACCGTCGGAGAACGCCGGGTCACCTACAAGCAACTCATCGTCACCCAAGGTCTTCCCAGTGAACTCCGCGAGCTTCGCCGGCACCACGCTCTCAATCTCTGGAGCAGTGCCGTACGGGGCCACCTCAGTCTTGAAGTAGCCGGCTCGCGTGTGGTACAGGGTCACCGTACGAATCTGCAGGCGTCCCGTGAGGTCAGGCTCGCCGTTGCGGCCAGTCATGAACCACTTGGAGAACGTCCAGCGTTGCGTGTACTTCTCCCCAACGAACACCGGATGTGCCGTGAGGTTGCCCGGATAGGCCACCCGCAAGACGTCAATCCAGACGGCCTGAGAGGGGTCTAGAAGCCCGCCCTTCCCCGCCGGCCACTCTCCACCACGGACAACCTGCAAGCTCTGCCTGCGGTCAGTGGGGATGGAATACGGCAAGTCGAAGTAGGTGCGGTCACCGACGGAGTCGTAGGTGCCCGTGACGGACGCACGACGGTCGAGGTAGACCTCAAACGGCAGGCCGGGGGCCACTGCGGTGGAACTGAGGTTGACCCGCTCGATGAACGTGCCGGACGGACGGACGACCACCATGTAGAGGTAGTCGCCGATGCACTCGATGGCGTTGATGGAGTCCGTGGGGTTCAACTCCCAGTAGCCCCATGCCGACTGCGCCTTCTCCGAATCGCTGGCCCAGTAGAACTTGTAGTGATAGACCCGATTCTTCGCGCCCTTGGATACCAGGAACACGGCGTCGTGCGTACTCGACGTGGCGACGTCACGAACACCCGCAGGGATATAGCGGGGAACGTGTCCGGCAACGTCTGCAGCATCTCGCTCCGACGACTCCTCACGGACGTAGTATTCGTACAGGCGTGCCCAGTCACCTTCCTCGGATGCGAAGTAGACATCGCTGCCGAGAGCCGCAGGACGGACCAAGGGGACCGTGGGGTACTGCGTGGTGGGCTTGAGGGAACCTGAGGACGGCGTGAGGAAGTCGCCAGTGTCGAATCGGAACTGGACTTGGTCGGCGAACAGCATCACGTCGCCGGCCATCGGTACTGCGTACAGCAGCTTGGTGACCTTCGTTTCCGTTGCGGCCACGTCGACCACGTCGTCATCGAACAGGTCGATGGAGGACATGCGCCAGAAGTTGCCGAAGTCGCCGGCACGGCTCATCACCATGTTCTCGTCTACAGTCAGCCCGAGGCGGTTGTTCGCGAAGAAGATGTCGTTGAGGGTGCGGCCAAGGAAGGACGGTCCCGGATTCGTCGTCTCGTCGCCCACGCGGCGTGGTGCCCACGAGAACGGGCAGAACTCAAACGACCCATCGCCCAGACGCACGAGCGCCCATGGGAGAGTCGTGGCGTCCATGGCGTTGATTGCGCCGGGGCGCGTCACTTCAATCCAAGTGCCTTCAGTCCTGCGAACGTAGTAGCCGGAGAATCCCGACTCGACCGTCGACTGAATCTTATACGTCGCACCTTCGGACGCCGTCTCCGGCAAGTCCTGAAACGTCTGCACGACACCGTGGTAGGTGCCGAGGGACGGGTTGGGCGGGTATTGGAACTGCTGCGCCCCGCCGGCACCGGGTGCGCGATTGAGGTCGTAGTAGTTGACCGGCTGGCCCGTGCGGTCGGAGTTGAGTGGACCCTGCTCGACGACCACGGTCTTGTTCAAGACGAACGTGTAGTCGGCCACGGTCACGCACGCGAACGTCTCACGCGCAGTGGAACCGTTGGGGACATCGAGGTAACCCTTGCCGTGGGGGAACGTCACCGCGTATGCAGTGCCGTCCAGACCGTGGACCTTCAGGTCACCGTCGACAATCGTGACGATGTAGCGTTCGGTGATGTCGCGGTTGATGGTGTGCAGGTACGCATCCTCCAACGGCGTCGGCGCAATCATCGCGACGTGTTCGGAGGGAGGACGCTTGCCGATACCATCGACCACGGTGGACCACGAGTTGACCATCGAGGCCAACTGGATGAGCGAACGCATGGTGTCGGGCTGTTGTGATACGCCGCCGTACAGGGCGGGAATCGCCTTGGAGACCAGCATCGCTTACCTCCGGTTGAAAATCTTGTTGGTGGATGCGCCGGTGGAGAACCAGTTCGGTTTGTCCACGCGCAGTTGGTTCCGTTCCATCTCGACGAACGCTTCCATCTCCAGCTCTTTGGTGAACTGGTAGAGCAGCTGCGATGCAACGATGTTGGTCTGGAAGATGCGACCGGCACGACGCTCGATGTAGTTGCGTGCGACCTGAGGCAGCTCCTCGTACGGGAAGAACCACTTGATGTTCGCTTCGACCTTGGTCCCCTGAGGGAACACCGCAGTTCGGTCGGAGCGGTTGTAGAGTTTGTTGGCGCGTTCCACGATGTCCTTCTCGCCGTCCGCAGGGACCACTTGAAGTGCGTTGGGGGGAACCGCGATGTGGCCGTTGATGTCAGGCACGAGCGGCCATGCGTCATCCGTGTTGTACCACCAGCCGGTGGACTGCACTTCGCGTGAGGTGTTGTGCAGGACCATCTGCGCGAGCGAGACGTCCTTGACGCCGGTGACGACCAGCGAGTTCACAGGGCTTTGACCGATGGACAGCAACAGGTTGTTCACTGAGTCCAGCTCGGTGAGCGGCACCAGATTGAGAGCGGGCAAAGCCATGGGGACTCCTTGGGTGTAAAAAAAGCGGCCCCCGTGTGGGAGCCGCTTGAGGTGTTACTGAGGTGGAACTTGAGGCTTAGGTCTTCACCAAGGCGGTGGCGCACTTGGCGCGGAGGACGTCGCCCCCTGCGGCCATCTCAGCCACCAAAAGCGTGGCGCGACGACGAGCGTCCCACGTCGCCTCGGTGTTCATGTCGAGGACGTGCAGCATGGCTGCAGCTTCGTCAGTGAATACCAGGCCCACGACGTTGGTCATGTCGCGGTGGTACTTCGCAGCCAGCGTGGCAGGCAGGCGACGCACGTCGGTCGGGTGACCCACGAGGCCGTCGGCGTTGGTGCCGGCGTTGTAAGCAGTCACGTCGCGACCGAACAGGAAGGCGTTCGACTTGTGAATCTTCACACCGCTGATGAGCGACAGGGTCGTGTTCGCCACGCTGCCCTGACCGCCGAAGTCGCGGTTGATGTTCTTGTCGCTGTTCGCAATCAAGCTCCACTGCAGCGGCTGGAAGATGGCGTTCAAGTTGTCGACGTCAACGTCGGCGTTCTCGGCACCCAGCTTGGCGCTGTTGATGGCGTCAATCAGGTCGAGGCCGGACGTGGTGAAGTCCTGTGCGCCGGTCTCGGTCACCTGACGGCCACCGCCGTCGCCGGTGAAGATTTCCGCACCGTATGCAGCCTTGGCGACCAGCTGCGAGGCCATCACGTCATAGACGCGAGCGATGCCTTCACCCTGAGCGCGGGCGTACGGGCCACGCAGGTCGTAGTGGGTCAGCATCTCGTCGATGCGGTCCACGTACACGTCGTGAATCAACAGGCCGTCAACCATGATGGTGACGTCGGACTTCTGGATGTCCTTGCCGGTCAGTTCAGCACCGGGCGTATGGATACCAGCCCACGCCTTGAAGAAGGCCGGGAACTGCGCCGACTTTGCGCCGGAGATGGAACGGGTACGTATCAGGTCGCGCATGATGCGCTTCTGCTCAAAGGCCTCCAGCACTTCGCCTGCGTACTGGGTCAGGTTCAGCGCGTCGACGGAGCCGGTGCCGAGGCGCTGTGCGCCAAAGGACGGGGTTGCGTTGGTCATTTCATTTTCTCGTTGTGGTTGGACAGTTGGTTGTTGCTACTGCCCCTTCCGACTTCACGTTCCCCGTCCGTCGAAGTTGTCCACCGTAGCGGGCTTCTCGACAAGTTGGTTCGTCATTCGGGAGCTATCCTTGCGGATGAGGACGCGAGCGTTATGCGCTTCGTTGAGAGGCGGCTCGCGTATATTCGATGCGGGCGGTGGGTCACCCGACTTGCCGTAGAGCGACGGCTGGCGAATCACAACACGCCCACTAACGCCGGAGGAGGACGGCGCTTACCCTGCGGACACACCGACACCCATGTCGACGCCGTTCTTCAGAGAAACCTCAAGTTTCTTGCGGACGGCCTCACGGGCAGCGGGGTCTTTCTTGTACTCAGGCTTGCGGATGTCAGCCAGCCACTCGGCCTTGTTTGCGTATCCACCCGGTGCGCTACTGCCGGTGCCATCGGTGATGATTTTTCCTTCGACGCCCATGGTTTCCTCGTAGCGTGCTTTGAGTGAACGTGCGGCCTTGAGCGCTTCATCGCGACTCGGGCCGAACGCGGCGGCGTTGTAGGCTTCTGCTTCTTCTGCGGTGTAGTTCGCACCGGCCCAAGCCAACAGCGAGGAGTAGACTTCCTCACCACCGAGGTCGCGCTCGATGTGAATCTTCCGCAGTTCCTGCATCGCAATCTGGCCTTCGACGTAGGTGTCGATTTGCTCTTTGCTGATGCCCTGCTTGGCGAAGTCGGCGTACGTCTCTTCGCTGATAGCGCCCGTTTCGGACTGCAACTCGGCGTTCGCCTTTTCGACGGCCTTCGCATACGCCTCGCCCACCGGCAGTTCACCGGCGGGGTCATTCGGCTGGTCGTCTGGATTGGGAACGACAGGCTCACCTTCGACGGCGGGCTTGCTGTTCTTCTTCTCCAGTTCGACGTACGAGGCAAGCAAGGCCTCGGTGTTCACCGCGCCGGTCTCGGCATTCCAGAACTTCTCGGGAATGTTGTCGGGACGTACGGGCAGCTGATTCTCTACCGGCTGTTCGCCAGTAGGGTTCTGTACTTCATCGGTCATGTGACCTCCTCGTCACTGTGCGGGTAGCTCGATGTCACCTTTGGCGACACCTTGAGCAATTGGTCCAGCGGCTTTGTCCATGACCTGTGCGGCCATTGCCTGCTGCTGTGCGGCTGCGTCTTCGGCTTGAATCTCTTCAACCGTCTTGAGCAGTTCGTCGAGTTCGTCGATGCCCCAGCCCACGCCTAGTCGCTTGGCGATGTTGGGTGCCTTCAGCACCTTCAATGCACCTTCAGGACCGAACATGTTGAAGAGGTCTTGCACGAACCCGCGCACCTTGTTCAATGCGTGGTTGCGACCGAGAGCCTGGAATCCGGTGACGATGACTGGCTTGACCATGCCCTTCGGCAGGACAGCAATCTTGCGTGCCTTCTCCAGAACCAACTCGGTGCGGTTCACCCATGGAACCTGCAGCTCTTGCGCTTGCACCGTGTAGACGCCGCCGACCACGTCTTCAAGTTCCTGCGCGATGGCACGAATCTCTTCAGCGGTCACACGTTCTGCGTCGCGGGTGGCACCGGAGCGCAGCAGGAACGCCTGCGCCAAACGCATCTCGATACCTTCAGCGACTTTCTGCGCGACTTGGAAGTCGGCGTACTTGTCCAGCTGCAGGATGTCGATGTCGCGTAGGTCACCCACCACGGTGTCGCCGGACTCGGCGTTGTTGATGTCTTCCATCCGCGTGGTCGCGGACGGGTGTTTCAGGAATACGATTTTGGCTGCGACTGCGGCGAACTTGACGATGGCCTCACAGAGACCTTCGTACGAGATGAGGTCACCCATCAGTTCTTCGACGTGACCACGCCCGTAGTGCGAACCGGGGACGGCCTTCCATCTACCAGGAATCCACGGAGATGCAGCTGCCGGCGCTTTACCACGCGAGCCGGGAACCTCAATCTCCTTAATCTCGCTCCAGTATTCAACCTTGCCGGCACGCCACTCAATCTTCGTGAAGACTTCGACGTCTTCCTTCTGGTCAGCGGGTACATCGCAGGCGATGAGGACGGAAGCCTCAAGCGTCGACGGGTGGACCGTCTCGCGAACCACGGCGTCGATGGGTGCGCCTGAACCGTCCCGGCGAATGCGGTACTTGTCCAGCGTATACATCCGCATCTTCTGCATGTCTGGGTAGAACAGCAGCGCGTTGCCGCAGACCACGAGGTGTAACAGGAACTCGTTGAGGATTGGCCGCTGGGGCGAAGCCTCGACTTGATTCATGATGTCCGTCTCGCGTTGCGCGAGTGCCTTCTCGACCTCAGAGGTGTCGCCCTGCCCCGCTGCGGCCAGCGCGTCTTTCGACAGCTGGTAGCGGAACGGGCTGGAACCCGGAGGGAACAGCGCAAGCAGGAGCTTGGAGGTGATGTTGTTGACGCCACGAGCGCCCAGCGATTGATACGGAGGGTCGAACGTGGATGCGTCGTTCGCGCCGGTGGGCGGCATCAGCGACGGAATCGTCAGCTTCGCGCATTCACGGGCACGCTCAAGCGGGGCGTTGTGGGCCGAAGCCAACTCCTCCCAGAGAGACTTTGCGGTTGCCATAGGTGTCCTTGAGGGTTACCTCTCCCGCGTCACAATCCGACCGGTGTTGATGCCGGGGGTCGTGTAGCCGGGACTTGAGGTGCCCGTGCCGACTCCGAAGCCTCCACCGCCGCCGTTGGGTGGGGTGATGACTGGAGGTGCGACTGGAGGAGTTACGGTGACGGGGCGGCGAGGCGTGCCTCGGTCGATGCGGAGTGAGTTGCGACCACGGGCGTCGGAACCGACGATTCCCAGTCCGTCAACCCAAGGGTTACTGAGGTACTGGACGGGCTTCTTCTCGTCGCCTGAGACCACCTGAGGCTTGGGTGCCTTGGTCGTACACATCAGCCCCTCCGAATCGGCGCATGGCCGCGTAGGGTCAACAGGTCGCGGACCAGCTCGCGCTTGCCTGCCTTCATCCACACAAGACGCTCAGGGTCACTGAGGTCCGGGGAGCGTTCGGGGTACAGCTCGTCGAGCATGTCGATGAGGCTGCTGCAGGACAAGGCAATCGCCGCCTGCGTATCTGCGTCAGGCAGGTGCATGTCTGTCCTCTGAAAAAAATCCCCGCCATGCCGGGAGAGAGTCGGCATAACGGGGAACGGGGTGGTGCTGGTCGAAGCAGCTCCCGTGGCTGGAACCCCCTTCAGGGGCCATGCGGGGAGCTGCTTCGGTAGTTGGTCGGGTGTTCACAGGTCGGGCTGGAAGGCCTCTGGGAACACCCGGTTTTCCACCTAAGGTGGATACTTAGAGGATGTCTGTCCTCCGATGGTGGCCCCTAATCAATACGGGGGACACCACAGACGCACACGCTTGTTGGCGAAGTCCCAGTCCGAGGATCGGAGGATGCGGGCACAGCGTGCCTGGACAAGCGCGTCCTGTGCTGTGAAACCCTTCTTGGCGTACGCCTGTTTCACGACATCCCACATGCCCTTCAAGGTCTCCTGCTCGTCCAGCATCGGCACGAACCTTGACTTCTTCCCATGGCCTGGGCATCCCGGGTATCCATCGGTCGGATCGCCAGTGATCGTCTGCTCCATGAAGAAGCGGTCAGCTTCCCATACGGAGATCTTGCGGACGTCCTTATCCTTGGCCGGGTTGTAGAGCAGGCCCGGGATGGTCTGCATGTCCTTGTCTTCGGAGACGATAATCTTCGTGCCGGTGATGAGCGTCTTGTGCGTCGACAGGATTCCCATGCAGTCGTCAGCCTCAAGGCCGGGGCGCTGGTAGGTCTCGTATGTCTCGGCGAAGAAGTCCTTCACCTCACGCAGCGTGGACGGCTTCCGGGTGTCCTTGCGGTTTCCCTTGTAGTCGGGGTAGACGCCGGTGCGGAAGTTGTCCTCGTCGGTCAGGCAGATGATGAGCCGGGTGGCCTTCAGCTTGGTGGCGACTTCCTCCAGTAGACGCTTGGCGGTGTCGAGGGCGCGGTCGAGGTTGGGTGCGACCGCAGGTTCACCGTCGGTGCCACCGAAGTGGTACACGCCCTCGCAAGCTGACGCCGCCTTGAACGCGAAGATGTCGGCGTCGATCAGGAGGGTGGTCATCCTGCGACCCCGATCACCGCGAGGCGGTCTGTGTATATGACAGGCCGGTGCCAGTTATCCAAATACACGCGACCCTCGTCGTCGATCTTGGTGACCACCTTGCGCTCAAGAACTGAACTCCTTCCCGACAAACGCGCTGCGGCAACGACGTCACCCACCCTCAGGTATGTGCCCGCGAAGTCTCTTGGATGCTTCACTTCTCGCTCTCCTTCAGCACGCGCTTGGCGCTGACCTTGTCGTTGTTGGATTGCTTGACGGTGTCCTCCGCCGCCCTGCAGAACAGCGCAAGGTCGCGTGTGGTGGATGCTGGATCCAACATCACCGCTTCGGTGGACGGGTACTTCCCCTCGATCACTCGCTCCTGAAGGAACGGGCCAAGGTTTGGTTGTGTCGGAAAGGTTCTCGGGGCGCATGCTGTCAGCATTACGAGCAGCCCAAGCCCGAAACACTTCATATACGAGACTGTCGTCATATTCGTTCCGCATGAGGTTGAAGGCGGTTATCACCGTGCGTGTGTTGGCCTCGGTGTATCCCAACGAGGAGTCAATCCTGTCGAGGGATATTCCGTAAGGATTCGACCGATACGGGCCGGTGTAACTGAGTACGAAGGGAAGCCCCGTGGCGGAGCAGCGTCCTGAGGAAGCCTTCTCCCTGACCCACTCCTTAGAGATGCTGAACTCCAGCCCCGAAGAAGCGGCCCGATGACGGGCGTTGCTCCACGACTCTCTGGTCCTATTCCCGAAGTCACCCAGATGTTTTCTCTTGTTCGCAGCGCTTTGTGTGACGTGACACGGTTTGCATCTGTAGCGAGGACGCCCTGTGCGTGCATCCCCGTAGAACTCTCCTACGTCCTTAACGAGTCCGCACGATATGCAAGATCTACTTGTCAAGGTATGAAGGCCTCCCTGACCGCGTCGGGGATACGCTCATCAAGGTACTCGCGAGCAGCTGGATCTTCATTGGATGCCTTGTCGAGTTTGATGTGGACGGTCTGTGACGAAGCGCGGATGGCTGTGTCGAACTCGTCTCGGCGGATGACCTCTTCGGACAGCGTCTTCTGCTGCGCGGCGAGGTCTTCGATCTTCTTCTCCAGCGGAGCGATGGTTGCGACCTTCGCCGCCATCGTCTTGTAGGAGTGGACGCCGTAAGCGCCCGCCCCGATCAGGAGCAGGCACAGGACACCGGCGACGATGTTGATGTACGCCTTGGGCGTGAGCATCACAGCACCCCCTTCCACAACAGAGGCGTCGCCAAGATGCTCACGCAGATCGCAGCGAGCAGCGTGCCGTACAACTTGAAGAGGAACTTCGCCTCTTCCCATGGATCTTGGTCGGGGAACATCATCCGAACCTCCGGGCGAGGTAGTACCAGAAGCTATCCCGGTAGGTGCAGTACGGGGCGTTGTACCAGCGCGTCCACAGGAACGCGGACAGCGACGGATCGTGATCGCCAAACAGCTTGAACTTGATTGCGGTCAACATGGATTACTCCTGGTTGTTGAGGACGTGATCGGCCCACTGCTGCGCGGCGGCGGCGGCGATACCGGGGTAGGTTGCGGAGCGGAGCTTCCAGCGGAGCGGTCCCGGCGGCAGCTTGTGACAGCGGTCCTTCGGTTTGCTCCCCGGCTCCAGACCCAACGCTTCGGCGCATGCAGCCTTGGTGGCGTACATAGGCGAGAGCGGTGGGAGGTTCTTCAGCCAGAACCCGGTGGCCTTGGTGTCGAAGTCGCCGAACATCCACGACTGCACTACGGTGTCGGCACGACGGCCAAGCAACGCGAGCGCGTGCTTGTGGATACGCGGGTTCTCGACTGCGATGTGCGGGATGTCCACCGCGAGGATGCGATTGAAGAACTCAGCCGCTTCTTCCATCTGCGCCCAGCGGCCTTCCTTCTCGTACAGCCAGCGAACGCCAGAGTTGCAGAGGTAGGTGCAGGGTGGATGGAAGATGGCGACGTCCCACCCGTCGTTGACTATGTCGAAGACGTCGCCTTGGTAGTGCGGGCCTTCAACATCAGTAGGGAGGAGATCGCAGCTGACAGCGTCATGCCCAAGCGCCCGAAAGGCATCACGAACAGCGCCGCTGTATTCACAGCCGACCAGAACGCGAAGTGATTTTTTTTCACGGGGAGATCCTTACGTTCTGCGACAGCGCATCCCGCAGCCCCGGCTTCCACCACCCGATGACCAGCATCAGGATGTTCCAGAGAGCAGGCGATAGGAGGCCGACGATCAACGCAGCGATCAATGCGTCGACGGTGCTTGTGGCCCACAGCAGGTAGGTCGACAGGAACGCGGACACGAAGCCCAGCGCCTGCACGGACACCTCACGGCTATGTGCGGACCACTTCGCGGGCACCCAGAACTTGACGCGCAAGGTGATGGCCCACGAGATGAGCAGTCCACCAATCACCGCCCAGACAGGACGCGGCATCGCTGCAATCTGCGTGAGGTAGTTCAGGACGGAGTTGAGCATCGGGGTGTCCTATGGTGGTGTGTGGTTTTCTTGAGGAGGCTCAGGGCTTCCTTGAGGTGGACGCGGTCTGGCCCCTTCGGTGTTCGCCGATAGAGCAGCCCGATGAACGCCTGCGTGCGTTTCTCCACGAGGTACGGTTCCAGGATTTCCAATGCGGTCTGTGCGGTGTCGCCGTAGGAGGTCCACACCCACGACAGGCGAGACTTCTCGTCGCCCATTGAGTGGACGCTGATGGTTCCGCCGAAGATTTTCTGGAACCGCTCCAAGATCGGGCGGTAGGTGTTGGAGATGCGAGCGCAGAGGGAACCACCGGTGATACCGATGGAACCCTCCCCGTCGAAGAACCCAGCGAGGTACGCAACCTCAGTGGGTTGAGGCCCAGTTGGGACCGACGTCGTATGCACCGGCGAGCGGGCATCGGAGATTGAAGTACTCTCCGGCTCGCCGAATAGCATCGGCTGCGAGCTGTCCGAGTGTGTCAGCATGGTCTTTGTGGATCTCCATTTGGAACTCGTCGTGGACGTTCGCCACGAAAAGCGTTTCCCGTAGAGCCGGGATTGGGTGGTTGTCGAGTTCGTCTGCGAGGATCACCAGCGCCTGTTTCATGGCGATAGCACCAGCCGACTGCAGCAGCGTGTTGAGCGCAGCGTGGTCAGAGCGGACATGCAGGAGTCGACCGTCGAGACCCTTGAGGTGGCCTGAGGACTTCGCCTTCGCCTTCACGGCGTCGGTGAGTTTTGCCAACGCAGGCAGGCGGTCCATCAATCGTTTGCGTCGTGCTTTGCCGAGAGTGGCGAGTGCGCGATCACGATTGTCGGTAGCCTTGGCGTTGAACTTGGCCTTCTGTTCCTCGGTGAAGTCTTCGTACACGATGCCGCCCAGCTTGAAGTCGCCTGCTCCGTAGATCAGCGCGTAGATGAAGGTCTTCGCGGAGTCGCGGGAGTTGAGGCCAACAGCGAACTGGTTGACTGAGTGGACGTCGGTCTTGTCGGACTTCTGCCCGTTGACGACTGCATCGGCGTAGGCACCGCCGTCGTACGCGGCCATGTAGTGGCCCAGAGCGCGTAGCTCCAGACCCTCTGCATCGCAGCCTACGAGGACGTTGGGGGCCATCGCGATCCACAAGGCACGCATGGGAGGCCACTTGTCGGCCTGCGCCACGTTGGGCCTCGAGTGCGTCATGCGGCCCGTCACAGCGCCGTTGGTGTTGACGCTACCGTGGATGCGTCCGTCGCGGACAGCCTTCAGCCACGCTTCCTTTCCGTCGCCCAGCTGGCCCAGACGTTTCGCTACCACCAGATACTCGGCGATGCGGACGGCTTCGGGGTAGTCGAGGGACGACAGGATTTCTGCGGTGACTTGAGGCTTGCCTCCCGTCGTGAACTCGCTAGGCTTCCAGCCGCGCACCTTGGTCAGGCGGTCGGCGATGTGGTCGGTAGAACCTGGATTGAAGATCAGCGTCTTGCGGACTTCGTACGGCTCACCCTTCACGCGGCCCAGCTTCTTGTTGTTCACCTTCGCGATGCCACGCTTGGTGACGATCTGCCACGGCGGGAAGATGTCGCGCAGTCCTTCCTCCAACACGAGCTTCTGTTTCTGCAGGTCGACGTACAGCGACTCTGCCGCATCCACGTCGAAGCCGAAGCCGTTGCGTTCCTGCTTCGCGATGATCTCGGCGACACGGAACTCCATGTCGAGACATCTCGGGGAGTAGTTCTTCGACTCGATGCGTTCGATCCACTTCAGCGTGACCTCGCAGTCCTGCATGCAGTAGTCGTCCATCTCCTTCAGGAACGGCACGGTCTCCCATGTGTGCCCGAAGTCCTTCGGATCGAAGTCGCCCTTGTGCAGACCGAGTCGGTAGCCCCACGCCTTCAGCGAGTGCATGCCGATGAGGCCCTTCTTCTGGAACTCCTGCGGCAACTTGCCGGCACGGAGCGCAGCGAAGTCGAGGTCCATCAGGTTCGGCCAGATGATGCGCGACGCTACGAGCGTGTCGACGAGCTTGCCGGCGGGCTTGAAGCCCTGCAGCTTGTCGAACACAGGTACGTCGTACTTGATGATGTTCTGCCCAGCGATGACCGGGGCACGCTCAAGCAGCACCAGAGCGTCCTTGATGGAGCCATGGGGCTGCGTGGGCGTGCCGTCGCTGTAGTGCTTGTGGTCGGTGAAGCGAAGACGCTCGCCGGTCGTACGGTCAATCATGTTGAGACAGTGGGCCTTGGTTACGTTCTCCAAGAACCCGTTTGTCTCGCCGTCGAAAATCAGCATGCGCTCTCCTGTGCGGAGGCTCAGTAGCCGCCGCTGTGTTGTGGAAGGGTTCGGATGTAGCGCCTCACGCGCACCTCACGGTCAGGCTTCGGCACCGGTGGTTGCGCCGCAGGGACGTAGCGAGGGTCGTCGATGTCCGCGAGGGGGTCGTCGATGTCGAAGTCGTCGCTCGGCACCTCAGGAACCACCACGGTGTAGCCGTAGTCGTTCTCGTAGTGTTCGATGCGACGTACAGTGCGGTCTTCGCCGTTGCAGATGAGGACGTTCAACGTCTTCGTCTGGGCGTCTTCAACCGCTCCTGGTTCTGCAGAGAACGTGGGCATCAGGTTGTCGACATACAGCGCCATGCGGCAGCAGCGGAAGTCGAAACGCGCCATGGTCTCCTCAGGTGTACCAAAGGCGAACCCCACGAGGTTTATCTGGTAGCCGTTCTCGACGCAGACGAACAGTTTGGTGCGACCAGCGTCGGCACCTTCGGCGTACAGCATGTGTTGCTGCAGGATGCGTACGGCGAACTGGAAGTGTTCCTCGCTGCGGAAGAACAGGTCGTAGTCTTTGACTTCGGTTCCATCGAACGCAGCGCGGAGTGCGCCACCGGCGAGAATCGCGTTGTCGCGAATCCACCACGGGAGAGACTTCAGCATGTCGACCGCAGGACGTAGGTTTTGGTGGAGAAACATGAGGCCTCCTCAGGCGCAGAAATAGGAAACCCCCGGTGTGACCCGGGGGCTTGTGGGTGCAGCGGTGTTCCTGGTATTACGCGACCAGCTTCTGCAGCTTCGTCTTCACGGCGATGGCGCGTTGTGCTTCGTTGCCGGCGTTGCTTGCCTGCACGTCCAGCTTGTCGGCCAGTGCATGCAGACGGGCGCGATTCTTCAGCTGCTTGGCTGCGGCCTTATCCAGCGCCACAATCTGGCGATTGATGTTGCCGATGATGCCGTCCACGGTGCGCGTGGAGAACAGCGAGAAGATGGTTGCGGCGATGATGGAGTTCTTGGACATGGTGTGCCTCCTCAGGCGAAGTGGTCGTCGGCTGGCGTGGGAATACGCGCAGCGAACATTTCAGGACGGGGTAAATCGTTGCCTTCGGGATAGCTGGTGTAGAACACACGCAGCATCACGAGGTTGCAGAGGTAGTGACCGACGTGCGGTAGGCCGGACTCGTCGTCGTTGGCCTCGTCTTCGGCGAGTATCTTCAGTGCGTGTCTACCAGCACACGCCAGAGGCGCGGACCAGACCATGCCCTTGGACCAGTTCCATGCTGCGTATTTGGCACGTCCGTACTCAAACACACGGGCACAGTCGAGCCACTTGTCGTTGACCAGATTGATGGCGCGGTCTAGGTGTTCGATTCTGCCTGTGGTCTGGAAGTAGCCAAGCTGCTGCAGCGAGTGGATTAGATTCTTGTCGCCGCTATGTAGGAGAGGGTCTTGAAGGAAGCTCAAGGCCACCACGTTCAGGGGAATCAGCGACAGGTCGGGCTTGCCGCTATTGAAGCGGGCACCAGACCCACGCTCGTTGGAAGTGACGTCACCGATTGACATGTCAAGCCGCCAGAAACTTCAGCAGGGCGCGGATGACCAGCGATACCAGCCACAGGTTGAAGCCGATGACCGTGATGTAGAACACCAACGCTGCGATTACTTTTGCCATGAGGCCTCCGTAGGGATTGATGAAGCGAGGAGCCGAAGCTCCTCCACAGTGAGAACCGCGCTCAACGGAATGTCGGGGCGGTATTGCTTGTCAGCGAACAGCTGCGAGATGCGATTGCGGAGCTGGCCCAAGGTCACCTCAGAAGTCACCAGAACCCTCCTGCTTGAACCCGTGACTTCCACCCGCGTTGTCATCCACGTCGCACTCGACCATGCGTCCGGTTGCCTTCTCGTACTGCAGGCCAATCACGAGACCGTTTGCATCGCCCGTGAAGCGGTCCTTGAGGACACGCAACTTGCGGGGCTGCAGCGGTTCTTGTTTGTTGCCTTCCAGTGCGAAGATGAAGTGTGACCAGTACGCAATGGCCCTAGAGCCGCGTAGGTGACGCTCCAGCACGCGCCCGCCTTCCTCGTGGGACTTACCCTCAGGAGTGGCGAGGTGGCTGATGTAGTACAGCGTGGAGTCCAGCTCCAGCATCAGCGCGGACAGCTCGGCCATCATGCGGTCGATTGCCTTCCGCTCGTCGTCGCCCATGGTGGACGCCAGTGCGGTGAGGTGGTCGAGGAAGAAGTCCTGCACACCGAAGGCGTGCCGCATGTACCGCATCTTCTCGACGATGGTCTCGTACGTTGCACCACCGAAGTGGTCGTACAGGTAGACACGTCCGTTCATCGCGGTCAGCGTTGCGCGGAGCTTGTCCTCGTCGTAGTCGATACCAGGAACGTGGTAGCGGACACCGTCAATCACGCCGGCCAGAGTCTTCGCCGAGTGGTGGACAGGTTCCTCCAGCGCGAAGATGGCGATAGGCACCTTCTCGGTCTCGATGATGTGCGCCTGCACTTGCTTGAAGACGGTCGTCTTGCCCATGCCGGTGCCACCAGCGAGGCCGTAGACTTCCGCCCGCCGCCGACCATGTGTTGCTTCGTTGAGTGTCGGCCACGGCCACGAGTGGGGGGACTGGACAATCTTCGCTGCAGCACGGTCGACGACGGACTCGATGTCCACGATGCCGTCAGGGCGGAACTCTTTCGCTGACCAGATGGCGTCGATGACGCGACCGCCGTTGCCGGCGACCAGCGCTTCGTTCGCATCCTTGTGGCCGTCGATGCGGGCAACCTTGCAGCGCCCCACGGGGAACATGGGTGCCACCTCGGCAACTGCATCACGCCCCGGTTCGTCGTCGTCGAACATCAGGACGATTTCGTCGAAGCCCAACAGCCACTCAAGGTTCGCGCCGATGGCCTTCTTCGCGCCGCCGGCACCCTTCGCGATGGACACGACGGGCCACTTGTTGGACTGCAGCTGGCTCACGGTCAGCGCGTCAATCTCGCCTTCGGTGATGACAATCTTCTTGCCGCCGTCGCGCCACAGGTGTTTGCCGTAGAGGTGCGCCTGCTTGCCGTCGCCGCTGAAGGTGAACACCTTGCCCTTGAAGCGAATCTTCTGGGCGATGAGGGTGCCGTCGTCGGCGCGGTAGTTGGCAATCTGGCAGGGTTCCTCCTGCTTCGTCTCTGGGTTGTATGCGGTGCCCTTGAGGTAGCCCCACTTGCGGCAGGTTTCGTCAGTGATTCCGCGTGCCGGGAGAGCGCTCACTTCACCGCTCACGAAAGACTGCGCTCCACGCGCCTTCGGAGTTGGTGCAGAGCCGCTCTCGCCGGCTACATGGGTCTGACAGCTGAAGCAGAACGAGTGACCGTCGCTGTAGTAGGCATTGGCATCGGAACTACCACACGCCTCGCATGCACCCTTGTGGGTGAGCGTTGATTCTTCGGTCATGAGTTCTCCTGGTTTACTTGGTTGGTGTGCGCTCCGAGTCAACGGGTGCGATGAAGTCGGCGGTGATGCCGTGGTAGTCGAGGGCACCCGTGCAGCTCAGACAGCCGTAGTGATGTGAGACGGCCATACGTCCGCCTTCCAACGCCTCGTCACCGCTGTCGCGGCGTGCTTGGAAGATTGCGTCCACCTCGGCATGCCGCTCCTGCTTACAGACGGTCTGGCACTTCTCGTAGCCCTCACCGGGTGCGCGGGGGCACACCGGCTGGGCGTTGCGGCAGGTGTTCTCGCCGACATAGGAGCGGCCGTTTGGCAGAACGAGCAGCGCGATGGTTCTCCGCTTCGCGCATGGCCCAATCACAGTGGGTTGTCCTTCAGCCACTGCTGCACGTCGAACGACGGGCATGCCTTCTTCGCGACTTCGCCGTGGCCCAGAATCTTGGCCTGCGGATACTTCGCGTGGAGGTCGGACACCAACGTGTGCAGCGACTTGAACTGCGCCGGCGTGAAGTTGTTCTCAACCTTGTTCACGTCCTTCTCGGTCACGCCGCCAATCATGCAGATGCCCAACGACTTGCCGTTGTAGCCGGAGACGTGTGCGCCGGGTTGGTCATCGGGCCTACCCTTCTGCACTTCGCCGTCGCGCTTGATGACGTAGTGGTAGCCCACGTCGAAGAAGCCGCGCTGTAGATGCGAGCGCCGGACGTCGGAGATGTCCCAGTTCATGGAGGGACGGGTGGCGCTACAGTGGATGAACAGGAACAGGATTTTGGATGCGAGCATTTTCTTGTAGGTCGTCACAGGAGGAAGTCCTCGGAAATGGCGACGCCGATTCCAATCAAGTCTTCTTCGCCCCAACGCTTCGACACAATCAGGTCGGAGACCAGACTGTCGTCAGTCCACACGCCGGCCTTGGTCATCGCGTCGAGGATGCCTTTGGCGTAGTTGTCGACGTCTGGCTTGGGGAGGTCGAGCTTGGTGGTCTTCGGGCGTGCGAGGGTGATGTTGATGAGGACGGTGACGGGGCGGTCGAATGGAGCAGCGCCGTTCAACTCGTCTTCAATCAGGCCACGCAGCGCATCGGTATACGCAACGTAGTCCTTCGGGTAATAGGTGCTGACAAACTTTCCTCGGGTCACGAAACGCGGACGCGGTGTCGGCTTGGGAGCAAGGTGCAGGTTGATGCTCAGGGTCATGGCATGGTCCAAATAGAAATGGCCCCCGTAGGGGCCATCTCAGGGACGGAAGGGGCGGGACTTAGAAGTCGTCGCTGTCGTCTGCAGCTTCGGCGGACGTGTCGCTGAACTGCGAGCCGCCCTCCTCCGCAACGAAGCCACCCTCCTCGGTGCCGAAGCCGTAGGCCGAAGCCGTACGACCGCCGCCGGTCACCAGTTCCAGGACTTGGACTGCTTCCAAATACAAGGCGATGCCCACGAAGTTTTCAGCGGCCATGTAATACGGCACTGCCTTCGCTGCGACCTTGATGACGGAGCCGCCGTAGATGGCGGGGCCGTCGATGTCCATCGGCTTGTTGGCCGCGTCGAACAGGTTCGGCTTGCGGGTCCACGGCTTGCCGTCCTTCGGCGACACGCCAGAGGCCTTCATCTTCGCCTTCACGACGAGGTTGCCGTTCTCCTCGCCGTCGTCGTCGTAGGCGGGTTCGCCAACGGAACGTGCGGTGATGGACTTGGCCTTGGCCTTCTGCTTCGGGTCTTTGTTCGCTGCCAGCTCAGCCTTCTTCTCGACGAGGAATGCATCGCGCATTTCCTCCAGAGCTTCGATGAGCTGGGCCTGCGTGACGGACTTCTTGCCAATCACGGCATCGTCGGACGTCGGTGCAATTTCCACCTTGGTCTCGTACGAGCCTTCAGGTGCGAACTTGGTGTCCGGCTTGTTGAGTTTCGGGAAGACTGCCACGCCGCGAGGCAGGACAATCATCAGTGACGCACGGTCGTTATTCGCCATTCGGCTTTGGCTCCTCGGTTACTACGGTGGTGACGCGGGCCGGCTTGGCAGGCTTCGCGGGTTTGGTCGGCGGAGGTGCTTCCTCCACCACGGGTTCGTCCAGAACGATTTCGCTGTTCGTGACGTACGCTGCACGGATGCTTTCGTTGTGCAGCTTCAGCAGCGGTGCGTGCTGCGAATAGCCCAGACGCACCTCGCCCACCACCGTCACGTTCGTCGCGAAGTGCGCCGTCGTGGTGCCGTCTTCGTTCTGCACGATGACGCGGGAGATGGGTTGGGTGCGGCCTTCGGTGCGGGCGATGTTGCGTTCGACTGCTTCAGGGTCCAGCAGGAGGAACTTGAGGGGACCGGCGGCGAGCTTCATGCGTCACCTCCCGGGCCTTCAAGAATCAGCTGCTTCTGTAGGGCGCGCAGCTCTCGCAACGCGACCTTCTCTTCACGAGAGCCGTTTGCGGTACGCCAGAACGCATCATTGGCGGGTTCCAAACGACGGCGCTGCGAGGGCGACAGCTTCATGCGGTTGATGACCCACGACAGTTTTTCGCACTTCGCGATGTAGTCGACGACCTCTTGGGTCACCAGCACTTCGGCTTCGCCGTACTTGCGCGTCCACTGGTTCATCCCGCCGGGGCAGGCTTGGTGGACGCGGAGGCGTGCAGCGGAAAGGAAGAAGCGGCTCATGCGATGCCTGCCCGCTCGGCGATGCGAGCATAGTCTTCGGGGGACAGCTGACTCAGCGTGCGTTCGCTGATGTAGCCGTTCTGGTCCAACTCTTCGATTGCGTCGAGGTAAGTTTTCATGGGTCACCAGTGGGTGCGGAAGTTGATGAAGACGAACTGCTTCTCTTCAGCAGAGAACAGCGCGGGGGGCAGATGGCGCAGCTTCTTGCGGCGCATCAGCGAGACGAACGTGCGGCGGGCCTTACGGTTCATTGAGCGAATCCTTTGGAAGAATTGGAGGTAGCGGACGACCGTCGACTTGCCCGCACGACGCGGGCAGTGGACATAGGTCACTCAGGAATCGCCACGGGATAGGCGACGAGCAGCGCGTTGGAACCTGCGGCGATGCGCGCTTTTTCTGCGGTGCTGTAGTGGTACGCCTTGCCTTCGTTGTAGAAATTGGCGTAGACAATGCGCAGCGGTTTGAGCAGGCGTCCCCGTGTGCTGGAAAAGCCCGTCGCGTCGAACCCGGTTAGATGCGGCGAGTCGCCGAGGATTACGCGGAGTGGTTTGCGGAGACGTTCGTCGACCAACACCACCTCGTAGCTTTCATCCTTCGACGTCTGGCCTTTGTCGCCAACGGCGAACACGGGACCAGAAGCCAACAGCTTCATGTTCTCGGGAAACCAACCTTCGTGAGACTGGCCCGGATAGGAGACGTACACCACGCATCCGTTGAACGGCGCTACGACCGTCGCTTGCTGTCCTACCCGCGCACAGCCGCCGTTGTCGCTGTTGATGCGGACGACCTTATCGCCGACCTTGAAGTCTTTCTTCATGCTTTTGCTCCAGTGGAAGTGGCGATGCGCCAGAGGTGTTCGGGTTTGCCGTAAAGACCAGGCTTCTGCGTTGCTTCGCGCACGAGGCGACCGGTGTCGGTCAGCTCGGTGATGGCGCGGCGGATTGAGGTCAGCGGCCAGCGATTGCCGCCCCACTGCGTGCGCGTCCAGACGTCGGACGGCGACAGGCTGTCAGGTGCGTCACGGAAGATTTGCAGGATGACTTCCTGCTGTTTCCCGAGGAGACGTGGGGTGCGCTTGCGGGCCTTGGGTGCCACTGGGGCGACGTAGGGACCGACGAACGCTTCCAACCACACCTCACCGCCGTAACTGAAGCCTTCTGCATTGGTACAGGTTCTGTGGCCCGGATACTGCACAACAACGAGCGACCTCGCGAGGCCGACCACGGTTGCAACTTGGCCTACCTTCGCGTGACGCCCGTTGTCACAGTCGATGCGTACTACGGTGTCGCCTACTTTGAACTTGCTCATGCTTCTCTCTCCAGATGGTTGATGGGTTACAGCCGGCCAATCTCAGCCGCCGCGTAATCGCGGATGGCTTGGACTTGATGGGTGAATGGACCTTCGGCGTGCTTCATCACGCGCTTGGCGATGGACACGACTTCGTAGGGGTCAGCGCCGCATGCCTCAGACATCGCCACCAGTGCGAGCGCGGTTGCGTTCAACTGGTCAGCGGGTCGTGTGCCTTGGACGTGATTTATTTGCTTGACTGCCAGCGAACGGATCGCGGTCAGGTCTGGCGAACCGAGCGCCAGTCGTACGGATTCTTGCGATGCCAAAGTGGGTCTCCTGAAATGAGGAACGCCCCGGTTGTTAGCCGAGGCGTTTCTGGTCGTGCGATGGTGGCCCTTAATCGAAAGGCCTTTGGCAGTGGGCTGCACTTCGTCGTTGGTTAGTGGGAGCAGAGCGGACTACATAAGGATTCCTCGGTTGTCGTTTCTGGTCGTGCGATGGTGGCCCTTAATCAAATACGGATCGCTATCCGATATCGGATTACTTACGCGAAAAGGAAGTCACTGTTATGGACAGCCTGCAAATCCAGGGAACCGTAGCCGGGAAGCTCCGGCAGTTCGGCCAACAGCTCCGGCCTCGTTGCCCTCAGCTGCGTCCCGACCTCGTCACGGAAGCGACCCAGGACGTCAGGCGTGTATTGCTCGACGAACGCCGTGCGGATCACCGCGTGCAGCTTGTCGGTGTCGCAGGCGTGGGTGCCGAAGCTGTCGTGGATGACAGCCAGGGAGCCGATACCGTTGATCGTGCAGAGCTGTGCCGTACGCATCAGGTGGCTGGAGTCTAGCGAGTGGACGAAGTTGGGAGCGATGCCCGACGACTGACGGCGGGAGTCGATCTCTTCGGTCTCGACCGCCAGCATCAGTTTGGTCTCGACGCCGTCCACGAACACCTTCACGCGGGTGCCCTCTTCGATACGGTACGCCTGCATCACAGGCAGTCCCATCGGCGTCGTCCAGCGGATAGGCAGCTTGGCCTTCGACAGCAGCTTGGATGCCGACTGCAGCCAGTCCATCGCACCACGCGCTGCCACCACCACTTCACCCAGGGCATCCCAGATAACAGCCGCGGCGTACCCAGAAGCTGCGTAGTTCTCCACGTCACCGTGCAACCAGCGACCTTCCTCTGCATCCAGCTTGTCCAGAGCCGCTTCGATCTGCTTGTGCATGCCGCGCTTGGTTGCGGAGTAGCACAGCGTCATCGTCGGCTGCTTCGCCACCTTGCGGCAGAACTTCCCTTGCCATGTGGAAGCGTATTCGCTATCGGATTCGTCGGACATGACTTGGGCGCGCTTCGACACTGCGGTGTAGACATCGGCAGGTTTCTCCGAAGGCACGAGGTTCACCGCCGCGCCCCCGATCTCGTCACGCAGCAGTGCGCTGAAGTGCTGAAGGCCGGAGCAGCTGCCGTCCATGGCAATGCTCAGGTGCGAGACGTGTGCGTCACCGTTGGTCTTGTATCCCATCCACTCAATGCACGCGGCCAGGGCGCAGAACGGATCATCAGCGGTCTGCCAGAAGCCTTCGCCGTCGATGGGATCCAGGGCGGACTCCAGGATCTGCTCCTCGTGCTGCATGACCCAGTCGATACGGTCGTCGAAGGACACCTTGTCGACACCGAACAGGTTCGCGATGTGAACCGCCAGCCAGTACGCGCCGGTCTCACCCAAGGCTTTTCCTTCGGCGAACTGGAGGAGACCCTTGGCGACGTCATCACCCTGGGGGTTCAGGAAGTTGGCGTACGGATACACGCGACCGCGGAAGTCCAGGTAGTGCGGGAAGTAGATCGCGTCCTCACCCTTGAACTTGTCTGCGACGAACAGCTTCTGCGCCACCTGGGCACGCTCCGACCGCAGCGAGTAGTTCTTCTCGTGGATCTTTGCGGCCTCCCGCTTCCACTCCTTGAGGGCTTCCTGCTGCTCGATGGCGAGGTCGGCCATCTTGGCGTCCGTGGGGACACCGTGAGGGCGCACGGGCAGCGGCTTGTCGTGCCGGCTGGGGAGACCCTTGCTGTTGATCTCGTTGTCCCAGAGCGTACGCAGCACCTCCAGGACGCGGGTGTTGATCCGCCAGGGCGTCGCCTGCACCGCATTGACCGCCTGCAGCACGTTGGACAGGTCAAGGGAACCCAGTTCGTCCAGGTACTCACGACTCCGGGTGCGAACCAGGCGCGGCTTGAGGGCGTCCGTGAGGTAGCCACCGGCGTAAGGGTGCTTCCAGTCCCGCGGCGCATGCACCATCGGCAGATGCAGGGGCGACAGCAGGGCGCACTGCTCGTGAGACTTGGTCAAGACCTTCAGCCATTCGTCCGAGAAGTGGACTTCGATGGGGGTGTCCCGGGTGCCCTTGGTCATGCGAACCAGCTGCACGATGTCCGTGGCGTCCATGAACAGCTCCAGGAGCTTGGTGCCCAGGAGAACCTTCTCGGTCTCGTTCCAGCTGACTTCCTTCTCCGAGTACCGGGCGATGACCGTGTTGTAGACCGCGCTCCGGTGGCGGGCCGAGGTCGAGGTCTTCAGCTGCTCGGCCACCTTGCGGTACAGGCCGGGGTGTTCCTTGGTCAGCCTCACGATGTTCAGGTGTTCCTGAATCATGTTGGCGATGTTCAGGGCGACGTGCTGGAGGTTCTTGGCCGAGGACGCGCCGTTGATCGCAGCCCTGGCCGTCAGGTAAGCAGCCTGCTCCGGGGCCAGCTTGGTGATGTACGGGAGGGCGGCATGCTTGCGCCCCGCCTTGCCCTCAGCAGCCCGCTCGATGAACTTCTCGATCAGCAGGGCGGTCGGCTCGATGGCCTTCTTCAGGAGTCGCCTGCCGGGGAGCGTATCGGCCTCTGCGCTCTCGTCCTTGGCCTTCTCGTACCTGTCCACACCCAGGATCAGGCTCTCCTGCTCCAGGGCAATCTGGCGGTCACGCAGGGTGTCACTTGAGGTTTCACTGGTGGTCATCTTTAGGTCTCTCCTATGGTGTGGGCTTCGCCCGATGGTGGCCCTTAATCAAACCCGGAAGGCCATCCGGTAGCGGATAGTGTAGCTCAAATGAAAGCCCGCCGGAGCGGGCCGTGAGGTGTGCCAGGGAGGTGTGCCAGAGGTGGCGCACGGGGCCAGAAATGTGTGCCAGACCGTGTGCAAGTGTGCCGAGTGTGCCGGTGAGCCGCGGCTAAGTCGTTGAATCCAAAGGGCGCGAACCGGAACCTAAATCTGGTGCGTCTACCAATTCCGCCACTTTCGCTGGCTGTGGGCATTGTATCCGCCCGGGGTTCCTGCAACAAAAAACGCCCGGCATGGCCGGGCGTTCAGGTGTGGTGGGCTGTGAAG